AATACTTGAACCCATATACGAAACAAAACCAGCCCACAAATAATTTGAACCTGCATTTGTTGAACCACCGCTACGCATACGCAAATACAAACCAGTGCTTGACGATGCACTGGTTAAGTTTAATGTCACCACATAATTGTCATGCGTTGATGTAAAAACATTATCTGCCGTTGCGTTATTGCCAGAGAAAGAAACCGTAGTAATTAACTCCAAACCAACAGAAGCAGACGACCATTCAAGACCAGTAGACGTAGAACTATTAGCCCGAAGGTAACGATTGTTGGAACCAACCGCAAGACGGTCTGGAACAGTTGAGTAGGTCTGAATGTCACCCTTGGTTGTGGTGGGTGAACTATAAATACGAATCCAAGCAGTACCAGACCAAACATACATTAGGTCCGTGTCTGTCTCGTAAATCGTTTGCCCCTCATAAGGAGCAGTGGGGCGTGTAGTGCTAGTGCAAACACCAGCACGCAAATTACTAGAAACATTACTAATAGCCATTAGGCACCCCACTCAGTTGCAACATTGCCCTCGTCTGTCCACGCCTTGTATTCATCAACAAGAGGACCATTATCTGCTGCAAACGAAACAAACGAACCGCTAGGTAGAACCTTGATTATGTTTCTTTCAAATTCTCCAGTAACTGGATTCTGATATTCTTTATAGTAAAACATATTAGACCCTGATGATATAGTTCAAAACAATTGTTGGTGGTATATTTTGTGCAGAACCAGAACCAAAGTTCTGGTTCGTTGCCGTGGTGTTCTGGTTAGTTGCCGTGTTTGCTTGGTTGGACATTCCAGTAGCGGCACCATAAATACCAATACCAGTATTAGCGTTCCAAATAGTAAACGCACTGTCGCCACCATACAACGCACGAGCAGGCCATTCGGAACCAAAACCACCAGCACCAACCTTGGTCCACATACCGTGAGCGTGGCTTGGGTCATAAACGCCGTGGGCGTGACCAGGGTCATTCATGCCGTGGTTGTGTGAATCCTGTGTGTGAGTGTGAGCGTTCTGAGCGTGAGTGTGTTGATGAACACGCTCATCGCCACCAGCGGCACCCAGCGTTGTTGCGGCAATACCAGAAACACCAGCAGTCAAACGACTGGCGGCAGAACCACCCATGTTGTCCAAACCAGCAATAGTGCGACCCCTAAGGTCGGGCAAATTAAATGTTGTAGAACCATCACCTGCGCCGTACAAAACACCTAGCACTAAATACAAACCAGCGTACTGTGTTCTGGAAACAGCCTGACCAGCGCAGAGCAACCAGTTTGCAGGCGCAGTAGAACCAGCAAATGGAACCACCATGCCAACTGGCATGGTGTTCACGTTGCCAACACCGCTAGAAATACCCATGATTAAACTTCCTTAGACCAACCCATGACAACAACATTCACAACTGAACCCGTGTCACTATAGCCATATAGTTGTTCACCAGCAGCCAACACCAAAGCGGTATCCCACACAACCGTATCATACTGTGCTACTGGTAGGGCGTGGACAACACGGTTGGCGGTACCACTGCCAATGCCCAAATACACTAAACGCTCCGTGCCGCCAGTATTGCAAAAGACAACCTGCTTCAAAACCCACACACGATTAGCAGGAACAGCAGAACCAACGCCAGCATCGCTGGCAGTCAACTGCACTGGACCAACCAGTCGTGTCTCTGTTCTATCTCCAACAGCCATATTAAACTCCTACATCCATCGTTATAATCGCCGTAAACTTCGTGTCATTCATTGGGTCCGTACTAGCCGTAGTATTAACCCATTTAGACAATGAAGCATTATACACTAATGCCTGTCCTGTTGTCGGGCTAGTAATTGTAACATCGGTTGCTGCAGACAACGTGGTGAAACCTTGAGGTCCCTGCGGTCCTTGAGAACCTTGTGGTCCTTGTGGTCCTGTTGCTCCTTGGGGACCCGCATCACCTTGTGGTCCTTGTGCGCCTTGAGGACCTGTAGCCCCCTGAGAACCTTGAGGTCCCTGAGCGCCAGTTGCACCTTGAGGTCCAACGTCCCCTTGCGGTCCTTGAGGACCTTGGCTTCCCTGAGGACCTTGAGGACCAGTAGAACCCTGCGGTCCAATGTCACCCTGAGGACCAACTAATCCTTGTGGTCCTTGCGGTCCTACGTCACCTTGAGGTCCCTGAGGACCAACCTGACCAGTGTCGCCTTGGAAACCCTGCGGACCAATAGCACCCTGCGGTCCTTGAGGACCTTGGGTTCCTTGCGGTCCCAAAGGACCCTGTGCGCCTTGAGCGCCCTGTGCGCCCTGAGGACCCTGCGCACCTTGCGGACCTTGAACAGTGGATGGAGCGCCCTGCGCACCTTGGGGACCTTGCGGTCCTTGTGGACCAACATCGCCCTGTGGTCCTTGGGAACCTTGCGCACCCTGAGAACCCTGAGCGCCAGTATCACCCCTAGGGATAGTAAAATTAAAATCCCCATTGGAATATGTGATTACAGCACTAGAACCTTCGGCACCAGTCGTGACAGTACCAACCCCAATTGTCCCAGAATAATAATCCGCAAGAGTAGACGCTTGAAGTTTTTTATTGGTTGCAGTAGTTGAAATGTCATCAACGACAACAAACAGTTCATCTCCCTGAAGGCTGACAGCCTCAGGAAGTTGACTAATTCGTTTGTCGCTGGGAGGCGTGGGCATCAGTTACCGACTTCTAGACCAATAAGTTTATCATCTTCCATAAGGCAGTTTGTTCCGTCCTCCCATTCAAGGTTGGAAAACAAGTATTCAATGTCAGACCAGTAGTCGTTGGCTATGTCCCCGACTGTGAAACCTTCTGCTTCTGTAGCGTCATACCATTCGTATTGGCGGGTCGCACGCGACTCGCCGCCATATGGCGCAAAGTACGTTGTCAACATGTCACCCAAAGTTTTGCTGGGTCCATAGAGCAGCGTCAGAATTTCGTGCATTTCGTCGTTAGTTGGCTTGCTCATCTTTGAATCTCCTTAGTTGTGGTTCGCCTTCACAGCATGTGTCTTTCCAGTGGCATTCTGGGCAAAGCCATCTGGTTGCATGCGGCGGATATTCGCATCCGCAAACGGGGCATTCAATTAGTTCTGCCATGTTTGCTGCCGCGATTCTTTTTCGCTAGCAGCAACCGAAGCAATCAGCGCATCCAGTTCAGCGTCGCTAATTTCAGAAGCCTTGGTGGTGTGTTCCACACTGACCTGTGTAGGTGCCATACGACCCGTTGCCTGCAGGTACAGTTGTGCGGCTTTGTTGTCCCCGCCTAGAGCGCGCTCATAAATGGTGTCTAGCAACTTTTGGGTTCGCTCAGGCGACCCCTGTAGTTCTTCTACGCGCTTCTTCCACTCTGAGGCAAAGACAGGTTTCTTCTGCCAGCGACGGAGAGTGGTTACGTCAACACCAATCTTTTTAGCGATGGCTTCTTGTGTGCGCGGCTCGCGCATAGGTGCAGGAACCAGCAACCAGTTCAGGTACTGCTCTTGTTCAGGGGCGAGAATTGAATCCATCACCTATTGTGGGATTGTTCTAAATTGTCTACCGACTGGTAGGTAGTTGCAAGTGCAACGATAAGGAACAGTGGGGGGGACTATAGGGGGGGTATGGTGAACTGTAGGTTGCGGCAAGTGCAACGTAGCCGCAACACCATAACAATACTATTAAATGGTTTTTGTGCTGCCTAGGTGGCAGCACCTAGTTACTGTAGCGGGGACAAGCAATGAGGTTAGTGGCAGGAATCTTTGTTGGGATTGTAACCGCTTGTGCGGTTGTGAGCGCAGCGTTGGCTGGGTTGTTTCGTAAAATTGAGAAGGCTGACGACCTAGATTTCCCCATAGAATAAGGGTCAGAACATTCCCCCTATTGGTATGGATTTGATGGTTGAACGTATCAAGGGGATTCCTGAGTGGTCGGAGGTGCGGGTCCGCTGGATTGATGCCCATTGCGCTGAAGCAGGGTGGCATGAAACCTCCACCTATGAACCAAATGACGCTACCGCTACCACGTTGGGTCGTGTATGGCATAATGTTCAGGAACATTATCTTACTATTGTAGGAACAATCTTTGAGTCCGAACTTCCTCACCCTGAAACGGTTGGAGATATAAACCACATTCCGTTAACTTGGATTTTGGACGTAGAGGTTATTTCTACTTATAACAAACCACAGGAGTAAACAATGCCAAAAGTAGGAAACAAAAAGTTCCCGTACACCGCTAAGGGGAAAGCCGCCGCTAAGAAGGCTATGGCAAAGCATGAAAAGACTGAGGGTGCCAAAGAGCGCATGATGGAGTACGGCACCAAGAAGAAAGCCAAAAAGAAGTAATGGCTGCTAAAAAGAAATCAAAAGTCCAGAAAGTAATGCACGAGTTTAAGACTGGAACTTTGCATTCTGGTAAGGGTGGACCTGTTGTTAAGAACGTGAAGCAAGCCATTGCGATAGCAATGAGCGAGGCTGGCATGTCAAAGTCTAAGAAAGCCAAGAGTAAGAAGCGTGGCAAGTAACTACACGAAACCCGCTCTGCGGGAGCGGATTAAACGTGAAGTTATGGCAGGGTCCAAAGGTGGGCGTGCAGGACAATGGTCCGCACGCAAAGCCCAACTAGTAGCACAACGCTACGAAAAGGCTGGCGGAGGCTACAGTGGTTCCAAATCAGCCAGCCAAAAGAAACTGAGCAAGTGGACCAAAGAGGACTGGCGTACCAAATCAGGTAAACCATCCACCCAAGGACCCAAAGCCACAGGTGAACGCTATCTGCCAGCAAAAGCAATCAAGAATTTGTCTGCTAAAGAGTATAAAGCCACAAGCGATAAGAAAAGAGCAGGGACAAAGCAGGGTAAACAGTTTGTACCCAACACTAAGGCGGCGGCAAAAGCCAGCCGCACAGCCAGAAAGGGCAAATGATGGCAGCCAAAAAAGACCCACGTCTAGCACGAGCAGGAGTCGCAGGGTATAACAAACCCAAGCGCACCCCCAACCACCCCAAGAAGTCTCATGTTGTCGTCGCCAAACAAGGCGACCAAGTGAAAACCATACGCTTTGGACAACAAGGTGTATCAGGGTCCCCGAAGAAGGCTGGGGAATCCGCCTCTTATCGTAAGCGCCGCGAATCATTTAAGGCGCGGCACGCCTCCAATATAGCCAAAGGCAAAATGTCAGCCGCATATTGGGCTGACAAAGTTAAGTGGTAAACCCATAATCCCGTAGCAGGGACAACAATGGTGGGTAGCACAATAGGCAGTGCAAGCGACTGTTAATCGCTGGGTTGCAGGTTCGAGCCCTGCCCCACCAGCCTGTGACGTAGGTCACCCCAAGGTATAAAAATACAACGCGATGGCTACGGCTTCTGAGTAACTTTAGCGCAGGCGGGGGCGCACCCACCCATGCCCCCCTGTGCGTGTACGATGTGTGTCTGACGTGTGCGCATGCGAGGTCATAATCGCTGTGATTATAGGGAAAAGTCCGTGACTGTTCAGGTCAATTTGACAGCGGCAAGCGGGTGTGCTATCGGGCGCGCAATGTACGCGTGACCTGCGTGCGTGTGCGAGGCTGGGTATCCCGAAAAGTCAGTGACTGTTCGTGGGTTTTGGGGGGATTTTGCCGACGGCGCGCGTGTGGGGCGAAGCCCTGCGCGTGTGTGTGCGCGGAAATTCCCATAGGGAATTTTTCGGATTTTTTTTTTCTCGTTCCGTGTGCGGGGCGAAGCCCCACGCGTGGAACCGCACATGGTCGGCAGGGTCGGATTGACTTGACACGGCTATCGGGGTCAATTACGGTACCTCTCATCGCAATCGAGCCGTGGGTTCCGACTGGTACGCCAGAGGGACACGGGGTCAGAGCGAACCTAGGCACCAGCCGTGGCAACACGTCTGGCACATAGACCTAGGGTCCACAAGTGGCGTTACGGGATGTGCGGCACTTGGGATGGCGAGGTAGCGAAGCAGGGGCAACCTGTGGAGGCACGCTGACCTAGACACGGATTGGAGACACGGAATGCGTCCATCTCTTCCGCTATGGTGAAACAGACACGTCTGTCCCTGCCTGAACCCTGTATGGTTCGCCTAGGTCATGTCCCGATAGGACTAGTACGGCTGATAAGTGTGGCTTCAACGTGCTAGTTGTGGAATCTACGATTCCACCTAGACCCTGTAGCGATTCGGGAAATAGTGCTTATGGGTCGTCGGTGCCTATCCCGTGATGATAGGAAAACCCTAGGTTGGTCCCTAGTAAAACTAGACTGGCGGGACGTATGGTATTCAGGAGGGTTCGTTTCCCTCCCGTTCCACGATGCATGGACAAGGTGTCCACGCATTCACTACTTGGAGGTAGTTGTCATGAAATTGGAAAAAATGCACCCGTCACAGACGGAATGGAAAGCATCCTTTAGGATTCGCAAAGTGGGCAAGTGGTCCTATCAGGACACGTTCACTTGCGATGGTGAAGAGTGCCGCTACGTTAAGCATTACGATACGATTATGGGCATGTTCGTGAACACTCCTGAGTGGGGGTGGACGTTCGAGCCGTGGTCAGTGGGTCACGGGTCAGCATCTGACCAGCAGGGCATGAATAAAATTCTTCGTGGTGAGTGGTCCTACTTTCGTAACGGGGGTCGTCCCCGTTATGTCGCCTATGATGGGGTGACAGAATTTCTGGACCGTTGAGGTCCTAGTGACCCCGTAGGGGTCGCGGCGTGGTCTTGGTGACTAGTTGGGGTTCAATTCCCCAGCCACGCGCTATGGTGGAATCGTCCACCATAAACATGAACTAGGAGGTTCATAATGCCAGCACAATCAGCGCCTACCATCGTGGGGGTGACGAACAAGGGGTTCGTCAAGTTCCTACGGAACGGTAAGGAATACACTTATAACGTCCGTGTCAACAAGTTGGACAAGGTGACACTCATCGCGGTGGCTAAGTTCATCGGGGTCACGTTCACTGGTCGTCCGCCTATGCATTGGACCACGGAAGAATTGAATCTTGCGATTGCGAACACGTTGCACGTTTGCCCCGATGAATTGGGGGATTCACCTACGCCAGATTTTGTCCCTGCCACTGAGGTTGATGACGTGCTGGAGACAGTCCGCCACGCCTTAGAGTCGGCGCGTCAGACTGTCATCGTTGACAATAGCGAGGACATACAGCGGATTTATGCACGTTTGGACAATCAGCACGCTTCAATCGTGGAGAATTCCATTCAGCATGGCGTGCTATCTCAGCGTGTGGAGAACGTCGCTGGCGCGGTGGATGGGCTGATGACGAACGTCACGGAACTATCCAAGCGTATGGATGACCTGCGTCCTAGCGTGATTGAATTGCACCTACCTGAGCGCCCCGTCGTGGTGCTGGATGGGATTCGGCATCGCCAATTCGCCAAGGTTCTGGCACACGTCAGCATCGGCAATCATCTGATGATGGTCGGTCCCGCTGGCACTGGCAAGACCACAATCGCGGAACAAGTAGCGGAAGCGTTGCAAGTTCCGTTTTCTTGCAAGAGTGTGACTGCGCAAACGTCTGAAGCGGCACTGTTGGGGTACATGTCCGCGACTGGCGATTATGTCACCACGGAATTCCGCCAACGCTTTGAACATGGTGGCGTGTTCCTGTTGGATGAGGTGGACGCTGGTAACCCCAACGTCCTAGGTGTCCTGAATAGCGCGCTTGCTAATTCGTTCGTAGCGTTCCCTGATGGGATGGTCAAGCGCCACAAGGATTTCGTGGCGATTGCATGCGGCAACACATTCGGCAATGGCGCTACCGCGGAATACGTTGGACGTAACCCCTTGGACAAGGCGTTCACTGACAGATTCATATTCATGGATGTGGAGATTGATGAGACGATTGAGACAGCGATGGTGCATGGCGTAGGGCTGGATGCGGACGTGGCGACACGTTGGCTGACGTTCGTTCGCACTGTTCGCAAGAACGTGGAGACTCACGGGCTCAAGGTTCTGGTCACTCCTCGCGGTGCTTTTGGTGGCGCGAAGATGATTAAGACTGGCGCGTTCACGAACGAAGAAATCGTATCGTCCGCGATACTCAAAGGTGTCCGTCCTGAGCAGGCATCAAAGATGCTGGAGGGCGCGTCGTTCTGACGCGCTCTCCACAATCACACACACGGAGGTTAAACGTGCGTAACATAATCACACATAACAAGGCTCACATAGAGTCGTTTGATTCGTTCTTGGATTTCGTGCAATTCGCACAAGCGAACCCTGCACCTATCCAGTCGGACGGGAACAGTGAAGAGTGGGCAGGTTCCAAAACCTTGGCGGACGCGGTGGCAGTCGCGGTGCATGGGTATGCGGACATTCGCCCACAAGTGGACGAACTTTTCCATGACATTGAGACACGCATTGCTGACAGGTTGGACACTAGGTTCCAGACGTTCATGAACTACACGGGTTTCGTGGTGGACATGGGCAGGTTCATGATGGGTGACCCTGAATGCATGATGGATTATGTCCCTGAAGAGGGGCAGGCGATGAACAGGGTGGTCAAGATTCTGGTCAACATCACCGCGTCATCGTTCGTATCAGCGGACACAATACGTCGGCGTGGCGTGGCAGTCGCGGCACTGGTGGACACGTTGCACAAGTTGGGTGTCGGCATGGAATTGTGGGTGGAAGATTCACTCATCGGCAAGGACAGCAAGAAATACTCAACACGGGTTCGCATTCATGATTCGTCACAGATGATGGATATTGATTCGCTCATGTTCGCTCTCGCCCACCCGTCCATGCTTCGTCGCCTAGTGTTCTCGGTGCAAGAGCAATCGCCTTACGCCAAGGAACAAGGGGCATACGTCAGCGGTGGGTACGGACGACCTGCCCCGCTCATCAGCACGGACCTAGGTGCGGAGGTCACGATTGAACGTCTGCAAGATGCGGAGGGTGACATAATCAAGGACCCCGTTGGATGGGTCATGTCAACAGTGTCGGGGTTGGGCATTGAATGATGCCCAACCTCACAAAAAAGCCAGTAAACATTGGAGGAAATAATGTATAGGGAATTGGAACAATTCATGGAACGTCATCGTAACGCTAGGTATTTTCACCTGCCACCTGAATCAACGATGCGTAGGGTGGTGCGTGGCAACGTCATCATGACTGTTGTGCTGGCAGTCATCGTGCTGACGTTCCTGTGGCATGACGGGATGCCCGCTAACACTAGCGCGTTACCGTTTCTGTTAATGGTAAGCGCGTTGCTAGTGGGTGGCGTGGTTGCGGCAGTGTGGGACGCGTTGCATTACCGTCACGGCTGGGAATATAGACGTGGTGCATATTCAAAACTGTTCAGTTACAGCAACGCTTACGAAGTGTACGCAGTGGTGCGCAGACATGGCAAGTGGTGGGAATATGAACTGTTGGTGGAGGACCTATTCACTGACCCCAAGGACCCATCGTTCATCGTGATTAAGCATGGCACGGAACGTACCTTGAGCGATGCGTTGATTGAGGCTAGCCTGAATGCGTGGCGTTCACTGGAAGGTGAGTGGGACTAGCGACATGGGAAACTAGGGAAACTAGGCGGGTGCTTATCACCCATCGTGATACAGGGATGTGTTACGGTGGGTGGTGGGGAATCGCAGTGATTCCAACTACAACATACGGAGGTATGGAAATGATTAAGACAGCAATGCTACTACCAGCAGGGACTGGAGTGGAACCAGAAGAAATTCTGATTGACGATTACCAATCTATTCAGCAAGTTGTTGGTGGCTTGTTTGATGTGGTGCGCTGGGAAGCGAAGGACGCAAGCGGTGAGCCTGTGGTTCTGTGCGGGTACTGCAACGACGAAGGGTTGTTGTTGAACCTTGAGATGAACTGGCTTGCTAGCGGGTTGTTCGGACGTGAATTGCGTGGCGATGTGGTTGTCACTTGGGCGTTGTCCCCGAACGGTGAGTACGACGGTGATGATTATGACATGCCAGCGAACTTGTCGCAGTGGATTCGCAAGGACTTGTTGAAGCAGACAGCGCAGGCGTACAACATGGCGGCGATGTTTGAACTTGCGCTTCAGACAGCCGTTGAGACTGGCAAGTTCACGGAAGAGCAGGCGAACGAAATCACTCAGGCGATTGACGACAAGGTGAATAAAAACATTGACGTTCCTGCCGATGTGGAGGAGCGCATTAACTTTATTCGTGTTCATCTTGACGCGGTACTCAACAGCCCTGAGGTTGCGGAGATGTTGCGTATCATTGACGAACTTAAGCAGGAGGAAAAATAAAATGGCTAACGTGGCTGGCAAGACTAGCGGGGGGCGCGTTGCGCCTCCCGCACCAGCAGGTAAATACAAATGTCCGAAGTGCAGTAACACGATTGAGGTGTGCGTGAAAATGAGCGTTGCCCCTAGGTGTATTAAGCACGCAGTAGGTCCAGTTGAAATGGAGATAATCAAATGAGTAACAATGGCAGACGTGTTGAGAATTTCATCACGTTTACGAAAGAAGCAGACGGAAAGACTCGCGCTAGTATCGTGGTGTTTAATGCGTCTGGTGTTCAGACAACCTTTAGCATTGTGCGTGACACCATTGGTGAATGCATGAGCGAGTGGGAAAAATTTGGAGGTAAGTGGTGAGTGCATCAGAAGAATGGTTGGGATGTGGCGTTGAGGGGCATGATGATACATGCCTGTGTGATGTTGTCATCACGGAGCCCACACCTATACGGGTGGCGGATGCTGTGAACGAAATGTTCATGGGTCGTCAGATATGCGACCTGCGTGGCTACGGTAGACCGTGGACAACGGAGACGATGCTAGATTATTTCTCTGATTTGTGTACGTTCTACGACAAGTGGTACGACATAAACACGAAACGCTGGGACAAGCACACGGCTGCACGGCATCGCATGTTGCAACTAGGGTTGTCTGGTATGCCACCCACCCGTGTTGTCCGCACTGTCCGCAGGGAATATGGCATCTCGTATCATCGCAGTGCAGTGGTCCACGCTGTCCGCAGGTTTCGTGAGAAACAAGAGGTGGATGGTGACAACCAAGACGCTATGCTGATAGAGTTCTATACGCCAAAAAACACTGATTTTTAAGGGGTTTTTGTGAGATTTTCCGACAACGAGGGGCGCGTCTATGTGCGTCAGTCCTATCTTAATGATTTAATTTTGTGTCCTGAACGTGCCAGATTGGGTGTTGTTCGTAAAGACATGCGTGTTGGTAGCGACGCTACGATTATGGGTACGGCTGTTCATTCAGCGATTGAACTGGTGCTAGGTGCTGGTGTTAATCGTGACGACATGGTTGCTCACGGGTTGGAAAAGTTTGCGGAGTTGCGTGAAACAACGCAATGGCGTGAAACAAACATTGACCCTGACAAATACGAGGTGTTCATTGATTCAATGTGCGGCTCATGGTACGACGAGATTATGCCAGAGGTAGAATTTGGTGGGCATATTGAAATGCCTTTCAAGTTCCCTCTAGGCATGACCGTCGGCAATTGGGCGGTGTGGTGCGAAGGCACGATGGACTACGTTGACCCCAACGGTGTGGTGTGGGATTGGAAAACAGCGAGCCGTTCCTATAATGCGTTGGAGAAACAACGCACATCCATTCAAGCAACCGTCTACTCATCAGCGATTGTGGAACTAGGCATGAAAGAAGATTTCCCTGTGACGTTCCGTTACGGTGTCATGATTCGCCAAGCAAAACCTCGCGCACAAATAGTTACAGTTCATAGGACCAATTCCCATTACCGCTGGCTTCAACATTCTGTTTCGCCAGCAATACAATCTTCTATACTAATAGGCGAGGACAATAGATGGATGACTAATGACAGTCACCATTTATGTTCAGAGAGATGGTGTTCTTTCTGGTCAATCTGCAAAGGCGCTTACATGTCCCCATCGGATATGTCCTTGCCTATTGTTGACATGCCATTGGATAGTGTAGAATGATTCAAACAAATAGTTCTGGGTGGTGTCGTCGCTGCACTCGCAGTGGAACCTCCACGACACCACCCACCCCTTGTCAACCAACACAACCATAAGGAGGATGTGATGACAATAAATAAAGACCAGTCAATCGTGATGCAGGTCGCAGCAAAAATCGCTGCGGACCTGACACCACGCACTGACGACGTGAACACAAACATCGTGGCGTTTGCTACGGCGTTTGAAGCAGTGACTGACATGCTCTTCACTGAGCATGGGTTCGGCAACGAGCCAGTAGTGACAACGGAACAGGCAATTGCCAACGTGCAAGCCGCGTTCCCTAACGCTACAGTTCAGGCTGAGGGTACCAGCACAGGCGGCATGACGGTCCGCGTTAAGGGCAAGCAACACGGACCAATCCCCGACTGGTTGGTTGCTCAGTGTGCTGCCAAAGGCGTGACTGAAGTGTGGGACAATCGCGACGGACTCGCCGCGAACCCCAAGCGCCCGTGGTTCAAGTCAACCAACAGCAACGATGCTTTTTGGGCTCCAAAAGGTAAGTAACATAATCAACTACTGGAGGTAGTTAATGTCATCTTCCGAACTTTCGGAAAGATGGGCTGCTCTGGGGCGGGGAGAACCAATCTCCCCGCCTATTGCATCCCTGAAACACGAACACAAATTTTATGAGCCGCTTGTCAAAGCCGCTGACGAGTATGTGCATTGGGCGCAGAACCCACAAGACCGCATATACCTAGGGTTCAGCGACCTTGATGAACAGATGCGCGGCATCGCACCATCAGAGATGTGCTTAATCAACGGGTACAGTCACAGCGGCAAGACGTTGTTTCTGTTGCAGATTCTTGTGGAGAATCGCGACAAGCCAGTTATCTATTTCTGCCCTGACGAACCACGCACACTGACGTTAATCAAGTTGGCATGCGTAACACACGGGTTGGACGCGAACACACTTGAACAACAGGTTGCCAACAACGACCCTGATGGAATCAAGTTGTTGCGTGAAACAGCGAACGAATACTTCCCTAACCTTGCGGTGTTTGACCAAATGATGACGTTGGCTGACATGGAACGTGCGCTTGGTGAAGTGCGCGACATGTGGGGTCAACCAGCACTGATGGTGTTTGACTATCTGGAACTGCTACAAGGTGGCGGTGAGGACGTGCCGTCCAAAGCGAACACGATTAAGGCGTTCGGCAAACGACACAACATCCCGCTGCTGGTGCTGCATCAATCGTCTCGTACCGCTGGTGCGGACGGACGCAAGATGACCATTTCATCTGGTGCCTACGGTGGTGAACAGCAAGCGACACACATCGTTGGTGTGCGTCGTAAGAAGTTTGAGATTGAGGCTCTTATTCGTGACACGGTGGAACGCATTGAGCGTGCCACCTCCAACACGGAACGCCTAATGGAACGCTTGGATTCGTTACGATACGACCTGCGTATCCACCAGAACACACTCACTGTCAACCTAGTGAAGTGCAAACGTCCTGCATCCATGCTCCTAGACGACATGGATTTTGAGATTGAATATGGCACTGGTCGTTTGAACAGGTTGCCTAACGGGGTGTTGCCTTGGCGTGAAGAAGAGTTGAACGGTCCTATTAGCGAGGACAACGAGCAGTTGTCTATGGCAGACTTGGACTGGTAATGGACATTGAACTGGACAATTTCGTAACCCTGTTCCGTGGACGTGGTGACGTGTACGGGCATGAAGAAGGCAGATGCGTCAAGGAACCCTTGACCCCAGATGTTTTCAAACAACACCTATATGGCGACGAACCCATTGGTGTGTACCCTGTATGTCCGCTTAACGGCGACTTCTGGGTTGTGTGGGGTTGTTGCGACATTGACTACGAGTCATATTCAGATGCCGACAAAATCCGTCAAGCGTTAGCCGCAGTCAATGTGACAGCGTGGATAGAACGCTCACGCTCCAAGGGTTACCATGTTTGGGTGTTCAGCGACAAACTTGTCCGTGCTGCTGACATGCGACGCATGTTGCTGTTGGCACATCAGGTTGCTGAGGTCCCAGCCCGCGAGGTTAACCCCAAGCAGGAGACGTTGGCTCATGGTCAGTACGGCAACTACGTCCGTCTGCCCTACCCACGCAACCACATAGAAACCAACAGGCGTGTGATTCTGCGTGACGAGTTCAGCCACTACTCCATCGGTGCGTTCACTGCAGAAGCATTAAGTACGCTGGTACCTGCGGAACGTATCGCTGAGTTGGCTCAACTGTGGCGTGAACCAGAACGACCCAAGTCGCTGGTTCATTATGACGAAACCCCGCCCACGGTGCGGGAAGCATTGGCTCAACTGTCACCATTAGGCAAAGTTATCTGGCGTGACGGACCCCTTGAGGGACGTGACCGCTCATCCACGTTGACCAAGTTGGCTCACGAATGCGGACGTTCAGGCATGTCCCCATCGGAAACCAAGGTGGTTCTCATAGATGCGGACAAACGCTGGGGCAAGTACCATCTGCGTGGTGACGGTGAGTACGAGATTGATAAACTAGTAGTTAGGGTATTTCAATGAAAGAACAATTCAACATGCCATACACATGCCGTGAATGTGTGGGCTACCACATGAAAGACGCGGAACGTCGCATGAGCGACTTGCGCGGCGACAAGTGGAGGTACATTGCGGATGGCTTGGCACGAGCGTTGCTTAATGAACGTATTCAAAACAATTCCGATTTGGAATATACAACAGATGCCTATGAGCGGTATCAGGAGGCGATACTAGGTGAGTAAAGAACTAGCAAGCAGGCTGCGATACTGGTCGCAGTTTGAATCAGAGAACAACCCAGAACTATCCAGCGATTTGCTGGAGGCTGCAGAAGAACTGGAATGGTTGGCTGATGAATAAGGTAATCAAGTGCTTCTGCACCTCCATGTCAGATGGTCCTTGCCGTGGATGCAACGGCGACTACTACTGCGATGGGGAGTGCGGGAATATATACAGCGAATGCACCTGCCCCTGTGCGGAATGCGACAGACCCACAGACGAATGCGTTTGTGATGACAATGAAATTTAACTGGTAGACTTTTCGTATGGCACAAAGACGCAAGAAGAAAACTACGCACACAATCTTTGTGCCGTATAAACCCGTCCCCAAAGGCAGACCACGCCTAGGTCGGCGTGGTCGCGTGTTCACCCCGCAAACCACACTGGATGCGGAAGCACGCATTGCCGCATTATGGGACGGACCAAAGTTTGAGACACTAGTCAAGATGGAAGTGCTGTTCACCCCAGAAGGAACACACGTTACCGTCTCGCAATATGATGGTGAACCATCAAAACTACGCGGGGACATTGACAACTACTTGAAGTTGCTGATGGACGGACTGAACGGTGTCGCATGGATTGACGACAAGCAAGTATCCCTAGTGAATGTAGAGAAACAATGAGCCAAACACCATTCAACGAGAAAGGTTTCGGCGCGCGCTACATGGCGATGGGCGACATTGCAGAAGGCGCGTTTGAACGTGTCAACCCGACAGCACACCGCCTAGGTTTGAATCGCCCCGCGTTCAACGTGTCCACCCTGAAACCCATACTTAGAAACACACCAGACTATCTGTTGCCATCAGGCTTCTACGAGGTTATGGGAATCTCCAGCCGTGGTGATGGCACACTGAAGTTGAAGATAGAAAAGATTGAGTCATTGCACTGCTGGTCGCTATTGTCGCCCACATATTTATGGGTGTGGGACTCAGGTAAGAAACGCTGGTGGTGCGACAGCATTCAAGACTGGAACAACGCATGCCACCAGCATGCGGAGATGTGCAAGTTCCCAGACAACGACAAACCATATTGGAAACTACACTTCAACAACTTCCCCTCAGGACCCAACAGTGAAGTATGACCCCACCGCGCAACGCGGAACCAGCGACATAGAACTGCTAATGCAACCATTCGTGTACGACTCAGCGCACGACTATGAACCTGATTGGGAAATGCTAGACATAATTGCGGAGACACTACCAGAGTTGTCCCCGCTAGACCAGCAGATTATTCATGGCATCTTCTATCTCAGATTAACCTACGAGGACCTTGCATCATTCATTGGTATCAAGGCGAAGTCGCACGCATGGCGTAAGACGCAGCAAGCGATGAACAAACTGAAAAAGAAACTGGAAGCCAACCCCCGATTTATTCGTTTATTAAAAGGAGAAAATATGACCACCTGTAAAACTTGGGAAGAAGGCGCACACGTTGCGCTGACTGAACTTGCAACCTATGCGGCGGAGGTGGCGCACGATGACAACATCTTTGCGCCTATCTCTGAAGCGTTGGCTGAAGCGGTACGCAACGAGTTTGATGAGCAGATGGCGTTGAAGTTAATTGAACGTGCTGGCGCTGCTGCGCTGCACGTTCTCTGCGCTGATGCACCATTCTCAATGGACGACATGCACACCCTGCTGTGCAAGAAGCAACATGATTATGGTCATGGAAACATTCTGTCGTTCGGCATGATTGGTGTAGCGGTCAGGTTGTGCGACAAGATTGCACGCATGGACAACCTGAAAGCACGAGGCTTGAAGCCAGAGAACGAGACGTTGACAGACACATTCATGGATATACTAGGGTACGCCGCAATTGCAATCATGCTGTTTGACGGCTCATTCAAATTGGAGTTGTCACAACATGACTGAACAACAATCACAATACGGCAAAGACGGCATAGGTGAATTCCTAGTAATGGAAAACGACGGGCTGTGGGTGAACGACAAAATGTTGTTCGCCACAATCCTTGGCGTAATCACCGCACTGGAATCAGTGCTGCCCAACATTGGCGAACTAGTAAGTGTAATCTCGGAGAAAATTTATGACCACATCACGGAAGCAACAGCACAAGCCACTGGACTTGGAAGCAGTGGAACTGATGCTGAAAAACCTGCTTGACGAAGCCAAAGCATGCGGTCTGCCCAACGCCAGAATCACTGACATTCGTGAAATGAACAAAGTTGTTTCTGCCCTAAAGAATTGCAGAAAGAAACAACATGTCTGACCCCAGCGAATTCCTAGACCCAGACGACATTGCTGACTTGGAAGCAACCTTCAGTTCCATAATCAAAGACACCAACGAGGGATACGTTCTTGAGTTGATGTTCTCACGCGCCGATGGGCGCGACATGGTAGAAGCATGGAACAAAGCATGCCTAGGAGACGAGGAAGCAATCGCTGCGTGCTTCGTGAACTACAGCATGATTATCGTGGAGGTCCGCGCCGCCATTGACGAGGACGACGACGCTACGGAAGAATGATTCCGCGAGCAGCAAACGACTTGCTGTTACCCCAATCAGACTTGGTGGTTTCAACATGAATCCACGTCGCCCACTTCTGTCCCATGCCACTGGAGTCAGCGGACTGTTTCTTCCAGCCACGTCCCGCACGCCAAATCGTTGACCCAACATAATCATGTATAGCCTGTACGCCCAACTCCTCAGAGTTGGCGACAATAAACTTGATAACCTCAAGCCCTTTGGCACGACTAGGGTAACGCCAATCCCATGCGGCACCAAAGAAATGCGAGGACAAATCTGAGCCACCACGAATCGTGCGCTTAGATAGCAAACCCAAACTGGTGCCACCCCAACGCTTCATCACCTCACCCTTGAGGACCCCTAGGTTCGGGCTTGCCTTACGGAACCTAGCCTCATCAACTCTGGTTCCGTGTTGCCAATTATAAAAGTTGTCCTTGTTAACGGTCATGGCTTTTTCTTTTCCCGTATCTTCCCTTGTTCTTCCAACTTGGTTGCGAAATCTTTCAGTTTGAACTGGCGGTTAATCGCCTCACCACGTTCATACGGTCCAGCGTTCTTGTACGGGATGCCAACCTCGTTCAGCCATGATGCCAACACGCGGTCAGCGTAGTTGGCTTTGCCGCCCAACTTGCCACCAGACAAACGCTCAGCCTTAGCAATAGGTGGTATCAGGTTACCCAAAGAATAACTAGCCTTCGGGTTGACCATCAGCCCATCTTTTGTTTCCTTGCCCAACCATTCCTGACCAGTGATTGCGCCTAGTTTCGCCATCAGTGCGTCAATGCCGCGTGCCTTCTCCCACTTGTCAGTGAACGGCACACCCAAACCAATCTGCTTGTCGGCAACAGCAACCTCAATCGGAATCTTGACAAGCGGAGATGCCTGCGACAGCAGTCCTTCAAGAGAGAAAATGTTTCTGGTTGTTTGTTCCAACCTGCCAAACGGCAGGTCAAGTGCCAACAGGCTCTTGCCACCCAAACCAATAGGCTGCATAGACGACAACCACTCTGGCAACAAAATGTTCTCATCTGGTGGGTACGTCTCGCGAATCTTGTCGTACACAGAATATGCCTGCGGACGGGTAACCATGTTCGCGAACTGCAACGGCACGTTACGGCTGGTCCAAATCCAGAACGGAACAATACGCTTCGCTGCCTCATCCAACGCGGACATGTCACTATAATCAAAATGGTAACGCGCAATACGAGCAACAGCCTCATCGTATGAGAAGCCACGATTAAACGAATCCAACGCCATAGGCATACGCACAGCACGCTCCACAAAATCGTTCAGATTCCTGAAGTGGCGGGTGTACGGGTTGTTGATAATCTTCTCAGACAACTTACTGTTCGCCACAGGCATAGCCAACTCGTCACCAAAGCCACGACCAGTTGCCTCAGTTGCCTGCCACGCCTTGCGGTACAACTCCTTGCGTGCTGGTGGCAAACCAAGTTTGTCAATCCACTGGTCACCATGCTGCCTGATAGCCCACGCAACACGCGCACCCTCAACGATGTTCGCCGTGTCCACGCCAGCAACATAGTTCATAAACGTCGCTGACATTGCGTTACGCACAGAGAAACCATATGAACTGGTGGCATACGTTTTGAAGAACCTGAGATACCAGTCGTACCCATCAAACATCTTATTCAACACAGTTGGGTCCTTGAGTGCATCAAGTTGTGGCTTCCACAACCTAGCCATTTCCTCAGGAACCTGAACGCCTAAACCAGCAACAGCCTCCCAACCCTTCTCTGTTGTCTTGATTATGTTCGCACCAATCTTGCCTTGCTCAGCAGCCTTTAGTTTGCCAACAGACTTCGGCAACCCAACAGTATCCAGCCACGCCAGACGAACCTCGTCGGCGTGCAACTGCGTCACAATGCGGTCATACGCCTTGCCAGTAATCTCGTCCAACTGACCAACAGAACGAACAGCGCGGTCAACCTTGCGCTGCCAAATGATTGTCTGCATACCAGCGGCACCCTTCGGGGGGCGCTGCTTAATAATTGTTTTCAGATTGTCAATCTCGTTACGCAACAACTCGCCAGTGGTTTCATTCCACCTTTGCAAAACCTCAGCAGAATCCATTAGCATCGGCAAACGCTCCTCAAGTTTTGCCTGCCGCTTCAACAACTGCGGAATACCCAACTCACGTTGCGTCTGCTCAATAGCCTTCTCTAGCGCACGCTCACCCTTGGCATAATCCTTGTCGGCATCAGCAATAATCTTGCGAGCCTCATCAGCGGTGACAGTCTTGCGCTTGCCATCAATCGTGACACGAACCTTGCCAGTCTTGCGGAACTCCTCAAGGTTTGCTGCAGTCTTATTGGCGCGCTTCGTTGCCGCACCTTCCAGCCCAGCCCTGCGCTTGGTTGCCCCACGCAACTCAGCCTCCAACGCTGTCCTTGCCTCCAGCCCCAACTCAGTGTTCATCAACTCGTCAGCCAAACCGTCAAAAGCGGTTTGCGCTTCAAGGCTGCCAGACTCATAATCGCCACCAAGAATACGCTGAACAAACGTGCTGTCAGAAACCAACTGCACATCATCAGTAGAGTACGCCGCGCCACCAGTGCGCGGCTGCTTGTTGCCATAACTAGTAGGCATAATCAAAGCAACAGC